ATGGTAGAACTGAAGTTAGATTTGGTGCTGGTATATCGGATAGTCCTGATGAAGAGATTATACCTAATCCTGATTCGGTTGGTTCTTCTTTACCAGGTTCACCATCACAATTAGGGAACGCTTTTGATCCATCAAACTTTTTAAAGACTAAAGCATATGGTCAAGCACCATCAAATACTACTTTACAAATTACTTATAGATATGGTGGTGGTATAAGTAGTAATGTTGCTTCAAATACAATAACCACTGTACAAAAAATAGATGTAGCTATTGATACAAATGGATTATCGGCTCCTTTATTATCGCAGACAAGAAACTCTGTGGGGATTACAAATCCTCAGCCTGCTACAGGAGGTAGGTCTGCTGAAAGCGTAACTGAAGTTAAAAATAACGCACTAGCATACTTTCAGGCACAATCAAGAGCTGTAACTAAAGAAGATTATATAACAAGAGTATATGCTATACCACCTAAATATGGTAATATAGCTAAAGCATATATTGTACAAGACAGCCAATTAGATACTGTAAATACAGGTGCTAATTCCGATAGTAGAATTATAAATCCATTGGCACTAAATTTATATGTATTAGGATATGATTCTATAAAAAAATTAACTAATCTAAATCAGGCAGTGAAAGAAAATATACAAACTTACCTCACTCAGTTTAGAATGGTAACAGATGCTGTAAATATAAAAGATGCTTTTGTAATCAATGTAGCAGTAAAATTTAATATTATAACTAAAGTTGGATATAATGGAGAAGAAGTATTGCTAAGAGCAATACAGGTAGTAAGAAGTTTTTTCAATATTGATAACTGGCAAATAGGACAACCTATAATTTTATCTGATTTGGCTTATAAAATTTCACTTACAGACGGAGTATCAGCAGTTGTTCCTCCTGAAGAAAATAATCCTAATGGATTACCAATATTACTCACTAATAAATTTTTGAGTTCTAATGGATATTCAGGAAATATGTATGACATAGCATCTGCTACTAAAGACGGAGTTGTCTATCCATCTATGGATCCAAGTTGTTTTGAATTGAAGTTTCCAGCAACAGATGTAGAAGGAAGAGTAGTCGGTTCTTCATCAGGAGATAACTAATGCACTATTTTATTTTTCCAGACAAAGATACAACCTTATATCAAGAAAGCGGTAGCCAGAATACTGGGCTTGATGAAATTTTAGAGGTTCAAAAAGAGCTAACTGCAGCTGGAACTAATCCAAAGGTATCAAGAGCTCTACTAAAATTTGACTTAGCTGAAATATCACAATCAATTGTAAGAGGGCAGATATCTACCGATGCTAAATACTATCTAAATTTATATGATGCTAATCCAAGAGAATTATCAGTAAGTCAGACACTATGGGCTTATCCTATAAGTCAAAGTTGGGCTGAAGGTGAAGGATTCAAAGCTGACAGTCCAGCAACACAAGCTGGTGCTAGTTGGAATTACTTAGATGATGCTGATACTAAAACTCAATGGTATGGTCCTCTAACTGGTTCTGGTGGTACTTGGTTTACAGATGTATACGCTTCTCAATCACTTCAATATGAGACAAGAGACATAAGAATGGATGTTACGCCAATCGTAACTTCTTGGTTGAATGGTACATATACTAACGAAGGATTCATAGTAAAGAGAAGTGGCAGTTTTGGTAATGGTGATACTAATACCGATGAGGGTAGTACAAAAAGACTTGGTAGTTTATCGTTCTTTTCAAGACAAACTAATACCATATATCCACCAAAATTAGAGGTCGAGTGGTATGATACAAAATGGACAACTGGTTCATTATCAGCATTACCTAAATCAGAATTAGAAGATTTACAAATTTATATGAAAAATGTAAGACCTGAATATAAAGAAAAATCAAAAGCTAAATTTAGATTAGTTGGTAGAGGAAGATATCCAACTAAATCTTATTCGAATACATCATCTCCTTATCTAACTTCTAAATATTTACCAAGTGGAAGTAAATTAGTAAATGATGGTGCTTATTATTCAGTTGTTGATGCTGATACTAAGGATGTAATAATTCCATTTAGTACTGGTTCATTGATAAGCTGCGATTCAGATGGTAATTATTTCAATCTTTGGATGAATGGATTACAATCAGAAAGATATTATAAATTTGAATTCAAAGTAGTTAGCGGTAGTAATACTACTGAAGAGATGGTGAACTATTTTGATGATGATTTTACATTCAAAGTTGTGAGGTAAAAATGCCATATACAAAAGAGCAGCTTCAGAAAAATGAGTATTACCAAAATCTCAAAGATGCTGATGAACAAGCGTATTTAGCACAAAGAGAATATTATAAAACTCAATTTTATGATAGTCCAGAATTTGGTTCTAACGATGGAAGTTTAGTTGTAAGAGATACAAATGGAACTATGTTATTATTTGAAGATCCTTATAATGGTGTATTATATGATGACGAAACTACAGTAATAGTAAAAAATCTCAGTACACCACAATATAGAATAAATGATGATATATTAGATGAAGTAATAGATAGAGATATAACGGAATTATAATGTCAAGTAAACTAACAAATATAGATAAGCAATTACTGAATGCTGGTAATGAAATTCGTATAGGCAATAAGCCTTATGAAAATGGAATTTTTGGATCAAATCCAAATAGAGATACTATTGAACTTACTATATTCAATACAAGCGGAGGAGTTATAGATTCTATCACTAAATCTTTTAGTGATATACAATTTGATAACGATGATAAATTATTACTAAGGCCGGTTGCTGATTTAACTTTAGCTGGATTAGAATCTGGAACATATGATTTACAATATAGATTTCTTAGAAAGTTAGCAGGTAGTGAAGATGATGTACTAGTTCGTACTGTTCCTAATGATCAAGGAAAGTTTGATATTTTTGAAAATGTTCAATCAATAGATATAACAGATGATGGTGAAATATTTGAAAAAATAGGTGGTGACAGAGGACAAGAACTACAGCTAAAGAAGATGACTCTATTAGTAGATGCTGTCTCACCATCAAGAACAGAAATACGGATAAAGGCTTCGGATATAAATGGAAGAGGTAATTTTGAAGATTTTTCTAGATTAGGAGAATCTGTACGAAGAACGGATGTTCCAACTGGCATAGTTCAATTTGGTACTGGTGGTGATGAAAATTTCATTACAAATACAAATGTTATGACTCTTACTCCTGAAGATAGCGGATTTATATTTACACCTCGTATGGTAGGTGGTACTCTTTATGTAAAAGATGTGTACCATACCTCAACTATAACTACTACTCCGACAACTGAAAATAATATAGTAACAGATCAAGAAGAATTAAGAAAAGATGATTATGGCGAAGTTATAAAATATGGAGAATCTTTACCTTGGGATAGTAACTTACACGCAAACGCAGTAAGACCAGTAGGTGATTGGAATCCAGGATATTTACATTGGTATGCTAACAGTGATACTTGGGGTAATTCAGTTCATTTAGGATACTGGGCACATTGGGTTCAAGGAGAAGGTCGTGATGGTGGTGTATGTTTTAAATTTCCTGATATAAATCAATCTTTTGCTGAGGACTTTACTGCGTGGCCATTAGAAAATCCACATAGAGGTTTGATGTTATCTCATACCTTTAAAGATAAAAGTTTAGAGGTATTGGGTGTAACAGGCGAAGATAGTATTTTGATATCAGGATACATAAAGTCTAATGTCAATAACAAACAAATAAGAATTACAACTAAGTTCCCACAGGATTTATTATCTGAAGCAGAACCTGATGGCCCGCCAGAAGGATTTTTTGTAGAGGGAAGTCCTTTATTAGAAGAAAAGCCATCATCTCCTCCTGATAATTACAATCCCCTAACAATTGAAGCAGCTCAGTCAATAGAAAATGTTCCAGCTATGGCTGTAATGGAAAATGGATTTGCACCTGGAATGAATATTACATCGTTTTTAAATGCGAGAACAGAATATGGATGGGGTGTTGGACAGGTACCTGATGTTGCTACTGGTGATGACAGTACTAACCTAAATCGTATCACAGGTGGTCCTCCACCAAGACCAGCCACTTATGGAACAGGAGTTTGGAAACTTCATATAGAAACAGAACAATCAGAAGCCATAATTAGTTTAGAACTCAACCACAGTTGGGGTGAGTCGAATGGATATAACAATTCACAAGGTACACTTAGTGAAGGTGGAGATTGGGAATGGGACGGAGAACAATGGACTGGATACCCAATAGCTACTGAAGTAGAACCTATAGTTGGTCATGATTCTAATGGTGGGGTATATAGAACTGTAAGTCCAGAACAATTTCCTACAGCTGTAAATGCACATCCTTACAGACAAAGCGAAGAATTAGTTCAGACTAGAAGACCGCTATTTGAAAGGTCTTTACCATCATCTACTGGATTTGAGTATGGCTGTACGATAGGAATGGCATTTTATGCGTGGTTAATGACAGGAAACTGGGGAGTAAGTGAAGCTTTACTTCACAGAGGAGATATTGGTGTTAGATACGTTATGCTTGGTAAACAAGACTTAATTTGGATAACAAAAGTTAATCAATCAAGCTCAAATAGAGTATTACTTCGTACATGGGATGAAGTATTTCCTCAATTGAGAACAAGCTACGTTGAAAGAGAAATCGATGGTGAAACTAAACAAGTAAGTATTTATGAAGATATATTTGAATTTGGATTTGTACAAAGTATAGTACCAGCACAACATAAAGATAAAAATGTTGCTGTAATGGGCAGTTTTCATATATTCTATAATGATGGATTTGGAAATAATAAGTCTTTTAGAATTGATACATTTCGTTCTTCTCCGAATAAAATTAGCCGGACACTTTCTGATAATGCTATTTATCCAAATGTGGGAAGTAATGAAGTATATAATATACGTGATTTAGATGAACCTTTTGATAATGCTATAAATGCTAATGATTCTAAGGTAAAGTGGACTGTAAATAGAGATGGTGGAGATTTTAGATTTTATGCTTTTGTAGGAAATCAATATTATAGAGTTGATGATGGAGATGGATATCTTTACGAAATAAATGAGAGTGATTCTAATTGGTTTAAATCTGATTATCCAAGAACAATAAATGAAGATGGCTTTGAAGATTTTATTCAAAATCCTGATGTTGTATTTGAGAGAGATTTAACACCGAATGAAAGCGATTGGACAACATGGGGTATTATAAAAGGCAGCCAATACTATAAACAAGAAGATGATAAGCATGTACTGATATCTACCTTTGATGAAGCCTTTATAGGAGCTGGTACAGTACAGAGTCGTGGTGAAGAACTTGTAGTTGGTACTAGAAATCCTGGAAAAGATAATTGGTTATTAGATGATGAAGGTAATACTTTACCTAATGTACCGTATATTGATAATGGAAGTGGAAATTTAATAATCGGAATGACATCCGATAGAATTGGTACGGTAAGTGATGAAGAACAATGGGTTTGGACAGGACCAGATGATGCTAGTTCCGTACATTATTGGAAATATTCAGGTCCTATGCCACCACAATATAGCTTTGTCAGACCAACAAGCGGCGACTATGCTAAATTTATAGAAAATGTAACAGCAAATGAATGGGAAAAGTTTGAAGTTGCTGTACCTGTTCATCCTAGTTGGAGATTGGGTGTTCCTGGATGGCAAGTTGTCTTTGAAGGAAATATAGGATCTAAACCTGGCATAATATGGATGGATGATATTGATGTTAGATTTAGGTTGGATAGTCAATCTGTTGATCAATTAGTAAAAAAACCATTTGTTGCTCAAATAAGTTCGGTAAATGAAACTGGAACATTGGTGGAATTAGATAAAACTTTTGAGGACGGAGCAATTGAAGTTAGCGATGATGATGATCCAGCAAATGCTTATTATCAAGATGGTGCTCAGGCAGGATCTTATACTGGATTTGAAGTAACGTATACTATATTCAATCCAAGAGAACTTAGAACTTATCTAAAATTTGGAAACAATCATTATCTAACAACAAACTTTAGACAAGATAGAGCATCAGTTATAAAATGGCCACATTCTATAAATTTTAAAACTTACGAACCTTTACCACCAAGTATACAAAAGTTTTCCGAAGTTACAGTCGTAAAGGAAATGATTGAACCACTATCCGAAACTGTTAGAATTGTAAATTTTACAGACAGTCCTCTTGGAGACAGGCTACTAAAGAGTCCTGATTTATCCAATGTAGACAGTCCTTTACAAAGAAGAACTACTCAATTCAAAAATGAATCAGAAATTCTAACATCAGATTCAATAGTTTCAGCTGAACTTAAAAACAAAATAGTTTCTGCTAGTACAGATAGTGCTGAAATAAATGTTGACTACAGTAGATATGAAAATTTTAATAATTTTGGTTCTGTTGAGAGAAGAATTGGAAACTTTAAATATAAATTAGAACTAATTGAAAGTTATAACGCATCAAGCGCATCTTTAGTTTCTGTTTCAGGTTCTAGTGACAATAGAAATTTATGGTTACAAAGAACAAATGAACTAAAAAATGATTTTGATGGATTTGAAAATTACATGTACCATAATAGTTCATCATATGTCAGTAGCTCATTAGGACAATTTTATGATAATGCTTGGCCAAAAGTTAGTGGCACTGGAACTTTAACAAGTCCATATGTATTAGCACACACTACTTCTTCACAAGCAACTGCTTGGTTTGAAAAAAATGTAGTTTCGGCATCCGTATTCGATGAAGAGAATGGTAATAAATTAAGTGGGTTGTTACCACAACATATAATTGACGATAACAGCAACACAGATTATCTAAAATTTACTGATATGATAGCACATCATTTTGATAATATATGGATTTACATAAAAGGATTGAGTGACACTTTTGATAGAAGAGATAAATTAGATGAGGGACTTTCTAAAGATTTATTATATAGTGTAGGTAAGTCTTTGGGGTGGAATTTAAATGATAGTTCGGATACAGTTGAGTTGTCCAGATTTCATTCAGGACACGAAGTATCAGGTTCAAGTTTATCTGTCTACTCTGAGGTTTCTCAGAAAGATATAACAAGAGAAATTTGGGGTCGTATAATAAACAACATGCCTTTCTTTCTAAAAAATAAAGGTACTGTAAAAGCATTAAAGGGATTGATAAATGTTTATGGTATACCATCAACGATATTGAGAGTAAAAGAGTATGGGGGTCCCGCTATATCAGATGATGAAGCACCGCAATTTGAGATAACAAGAAAATTTACAAAAGCATTAGATTTTAGGTCAAGTCAATTTATAAAGGTTGCTTGGGCAAATGATACGGATTCGGAAAGAAAGCCTGATACTATAGAGTTTAGATTTAGAGCAGTCAGTAGTTCTAATCAAGTATTGATAGAAAAGATAGGTAGCGACTTTACATCTAGCTTCAACATTAGTTTAAAAGATAATAATTCCGTAGACAATTATGGTTATGTCGCATTTACCCTATCAGGCTCAGATGGTCAAAAACAGGTTCAAAGTGGCGAACTTCCTATATATGATGGAGATTTTTATTCTGTGATGTTGAGGAGAACATCAGGCTCAGATTCAGCTGAGGTAACTCAATCATTTCAATTATCTGTTGGTAAATACGATTCTAGTAGAAGTAAGATACATCTGTTTTCTGCAGCTACTATGTCTACAGATATTGCTGATTCAGGATCTTATAATCTTGCTTATGCTAATAATGGTACAATATTTATCGGTGGCTCTTCAAACACTACAAGAGGAGCTGCTTCTCAGACTGGCTCTTTTGGTGGTCAACTATCAGGTTCTATGATGGAGTATAGACATTGGACTGAAACATTGGGTGTAAAGCAATTCAAAAATCATGTGGCTAATCCACAAGCATATAATGGAAATACTATATCATCATCATATGATAATTTAGTTTTGAGATACTCAATGAATGATAACAAAGATTTGAGTTCTGATACTGGTGGGATTAGAGATGTAAGTTCAAATCAAACAGCAACATTGTCAGGATCACATAGTGGATTTACTGGTAACTTTTTCAGTAATGTTGTCGATGAGTTACAATCTCATATACCAAGCATAGGTGCTTTGAGAAGAACTACTAAGAAAATACGAATAGAATCAAATAATATAAAAGATGGTCAGATTTTACAGAGAACTAAAAGAGTTACTGATAGTCAGTATGATACAGCAGCTAATGACTCTAATAAATTAGGTATATTTTTTGCTCCTACTGATGTAATAAATAATGATATTATACAATCGGTTGGTGATTTAAATTTTGAAAATTACTTAGGAGACCCAAGAGATAGGTTAGAAAATAGCTACAGAGGTCTAAAAGGTGTTGCTGATAATTACTGGCAAAAATACACCGAACCGAATAATTTTTGGGACTATATTAGAGTACTAAAATACTATGATTCTTCTTTATTTCCACAACTTAGAAAACTAATTCCTGCTAGAGCAAAAGCTGATATTGGAATATTAATTGAACCAAATATATTTGAAAGGTCTAAGGTAGTAACAGCAAAGGAACCGGTAGTCACACAAGAAAATATAAGAGGTACGATAGATGTCACTACAGACTTTATAGCTATAACATCATCTTATAATGCGGGTGTTAGTGTTAGTACATTTGATGCTTATTCAGATACTATCAGTATATCAAGAACAACTGAGTCAGGATCTATAATAACTGCTACTGGTTCATATGATACATACAATGGCACAATCGATGAACTAAAAGAGAGAAATTTTGATATAAGCATTTTTCAAAAATTAGGTAATGTTGGATTATATTCTAATGTAACTATGTCTCTTGAATCCGACACTTTGAATGGAGTAGTAGAAGTTCATCAGCCTGTTATTTCAGGATCAAGAATATACGGAAGAAATCAAAAGCAAATGAAATTCTATACCACCGAAGCTAGTCATTCACTAAACTTATTTAACTCTTCTTCTTTCTATAATGTAGACTTAGATAATTTAGCAGAACATTCACAAGCCAAACTAAATTCTTTTTATTCTGGCGTAAAGAATACTTCAAAGACTACAATCGATGGTGGAAGACCAGTTGAAATTACAATAACATCTCCAACTAAACTTGTCACACAAGAAAGTGGGGAATCTACTTTGAAAACTGGTGATGGTAAGGTATCTAATTTCAAATTCAAAGATAAGAAGAAGAAGAAGAAAATCCGTAAAGTAAGTAAAGCTGGTTTCAAAGCTAGTGGTATGCCTGATATAAAGGATATTGAAAATCAGAGAAAGATAATTTCGAAGTCTAAAAATAAATTTATTGAGGTAAAAGGTGAGACATCAAAGAATATATCTAAGAAAAAAGATGTTGAAACAAAGAGAGATGAGGAAAATGAGAAATAAAAAAATGAAAAATTTAATATTGTGATATTTATATATGATACCACAATCCAAACATACAAAAAATATTAGGAGTAAGATATGGGATTCTTAAACAACGCTACCATAACCGTAGACGCTATACTCACTAAAAAAGGTAGGGAGTTGTTAGCTCAGGGAACTGATGCTTTCAATATTACAAAATTTGCTCTATCTGATGATGAGGTGGACTATAGACTTTGGGATGTAACGCATCCTAACGGAAGTGACTATTATGGTAAAACAATTGAAAATATGCCACTATTAGAAGCTTTTTCTGATGAGAATCATGTAATGAGGTATAAATTGGTAACGCTACCAAAGAATACAGCTAGAATGCCAGTTCTCAATGTAAATCCAAACTCAGTAACATTTACTGCAGCTGGTGGATTGAATCAGTCAGCTATTGTGGTACAAGCTACAACAACAAATGTAAACGACACAAGTTATACATTCATACTACATGATCAATCTGTAGTAACTATGAATGTGGCTACAGGAGGTGGTGCTGGAGCACCAGGTGCTACTACACCTTTCTTTTTAGGAGAAGATGATGCACCAAATAGTAAAACTGTAGTTGCTAATTCTGTTAGACTAAGTTTATTACCTTTACCTCAGTCAACTCCTGTAGGTGGTAAGTCAACACAACTAACAGTTATTGGAAATGATACTGGTGCTACGAGTTCAATAACAATTACTAACGCGGTCAGATTGACTGGTACAACTACAGCCGCAGGTTAAGGAGTAGATAATGGCAATTTATAAATTATTCAATTCCGATAGTGATGTAATAAGTAACGTAAAAGATACTGTTTCCTCAGGAATGTGGGAAAATGGTTCAGGAACATTAACTGCTTTTTACACATCATCAGTTCAATCAGGTAGTTCTGGCGAACATTATATAGATGTTTACGGATCTCCATCAACTACAGCAGCTAGAAAAACTCAATTTTCGGTAGCCTTTGGTCACTTCAATGGAAGTGGTTCTTTAGGTGCTAAAGGAGTCGATGGTAATAGAGCATCTGCTGTTATATATCGTCAATTATCAAATACTTTATTAGGTCCTAACGAAAACCAATTTACTTTTGCTGGTAGTGGAGATCACACAACACCAAAATATGTATATGCTTTATCTGTTAGTAGAGAGTTTTTGAGAGAAAAAATGGATCCAGGTAATTGGGAGCTAAGATTAGGTAATGCTAGTGGTAAAACTTTACGATTTATTGACGATAGTGGTGCTACTACTAATCCAACTGTAAATCAAGGTGGTAGAGTATTCAATATTGTTAGTGGTTCTATTGCTAGTGGTACTGCTGTAACTAAAACAACAGCAGCTAATCAACAAGGTGGTGCTTATGGATTATTTTATCCTGATTTGGGAATCTTGATATTCAATGGACCTGTACTAAATACAAGTGCTTCTTTGGCTACTAATACTACTTCCAATACAAATGGGGATAATAGTTGGAAACTTACTGCTAAAATTCAATCTGGTTCTCACTTTCAGGCTCGTAGAGAAGAAGTGATTACTTCACAGCATTATTTTGTGAGAGTACCGAATCAGGAATTTAATTTTAGTTCTAATCCAACTTTTGCTACAGCATCTGATGGTTCGTTTTCTGTTCCAAGCTATTATAAAAATCCAAAGTCTTTTGTAACGCAAGTGGGATTGTATAATGACTCTAATGAATTGTTAGCAGTTGCTAAATTAAGTAAACCACTATTGAAATCGTTTTCGAGAGAGGCTCTTATAAAAGTCAAATTAGATTTCTAAACTGGGAGATATTAGGTCATGTTTAAGACACTAGACCCAGGCGACATAAGAATAACACCATTCAAAGTTGGTAAGGAATTTACTGTTTCCAATACTGATAGTGGGAGTGGTGTATATTCATTTAGAGCAATTAGTGGCAGTTTACACAACTTCCTAACAGGTTCTGCTAATGTAAAAGTTTATCCAAATAGCGCTTCATTCTATTCAGGTCCTTCTTGGGTTATGATAAATAAAATGTATTATAATCAAATAGATGCATCTACACGAAAAGACTGGACAGAGCTGAATCCATATGATAACTTTGGTGCTAATAATGACAAACAATATAGACACTTACATAAATCAGCATCAATAATTTCCGTTCCTCAAAGTTTATTCGGCGAGCGAATAAAACCAAAATCTATTACATTGACAGATGACAGCGGAACAACTTCATTATCTATAAAAGACGATGGTGATGGAAATTTATATGATAATAATTACTCAGCTTCGTATGCTAAATTTAGAAGTGGTAGTTTAGCAAATGGAAAATTTGATTTTACTCAGATAACAGATACTACAGGATCTGTAGTTGGTAATGTGTTCTACGAAC